CTCGCTTTGAGCTACAATTAGCTCGGGGGCGTGGCTATGGGCACAATTATTCTTGGACAGCCAACCCATCTCAAGAATGTGAAATCTTCTCCTGCAGCTGAAAATTCATAGATTCCAGCATTAGATGCTATAACTTGATTCGTCTGATTCAATCCAACAAGGTATCTCCGGGAGGCATATGATTCTAGATTAGACGAACCCTGATAAGGATCTGTAGCCATTGAAAAGGAGAATAAATTATTTGAATAATAAGGCAATTCAAACTCTACTCCTCCATTCGTAAAGGGAAGAAACATTGTGGAGCCAGCGGCAACATATCTTGCCAAGTAACTAGGAGTGAAACTCAGAGCTGGACTGCTCGTCAATTCTAACCCATTTGTTCGCACAAATATTGAATCTTGGTATCCTGGCTGACCTACCATTGACAATAAAACGCGCTTCCTCATACCACCTCGCTGCCCCAGAAAACAAGGTCTCAAGAGATAATATAATCCATTCAAATCTGCTCCATTTGTTGACACCCCAGGAAAAATCGGGAAAATCGCCTGCAAAGCATTCTGGGACTGACCAGTATCTGTAATTTCGAGAGTATAGTTAGCAGTAACAAAAAATCTCTTCAAAAATGATCTCAAGCTAATAGGTTGCTCTCCAAAATGATCCTCAGAAATTCCTCTCAACACAGATGATGACTCATTCAAATCCATGACGGTAACATCTTTGTCACTTCTACTTTCTGCAACAGGAATTTTTTCTTCCTTATCCTCTAACAGGCTGCCAGGGTGATCTGGTCCGGTAAAATTGGTAGTCAATGGAATTGTATCTGGAGTGAACTGGTTAAACATCATGTCAGAGGATCTGGTCCATACATTGATAACGATCGGAGAAGTGGAATCTGGCGTCTGTAATAAAGTAAGAGGACTGATATATATGGCTCCATTAAAACACTCTGGATCAAGAGCCATTGAATTAAAGTTCTCTCCTTGAGTATAGTACCAGCTATCTACATGTGGAACTCTTGCCCATGATCTTCTGTAATTCCAGTGCACTGTAAATTCAACATCCGTTGTCTCTTGAATATCAACAATCTTAATATACTGTCGATTCAAGCTCTGACTCGTGACTGGGCATAATCTAATGTTAGGTTCATAAGCAATCAGAAACTTTCCTCTTATAAAGCTATTTGAGCAAACCTCAATACGATATGTAAT